AGAAAACATCAAATTTGCTTATTATGAAATATGTGTTTCCGTTTTTGTTATATTCTATTGGGTGGACGTTTTTAAAAACAATAATATCGCCCTCATCAACTCCTTCTACGTTTTCTCCAACAGAAACCACCTCAGCTTCTTCTGTGTATTCTTTTTTAGTAGTTTGTAGTATTAGCCCAGATTGCGTTACACTCTCTTTCTTTTTAGGCAACACTATTAATAAATCGTTTAATGCTTTCATTTCTTTAAAGTTACTTTTACTGCACAGTCATCAAATACTTTCCAAGGGAATATCTCTTCTCCGTCTGTGGCTAACACATAATATCTATTTATACCGAAGTCTTTTAAATAGTTTCTGTCGTGTATTATTTCTGTTACGGTTAGCCCACTTATTTCCTGCCCCACTCTACATCTAAAGAAGTTTAAATCACCTCCCACTTGTATATCGAATATGTTATTTAAGAATTTCATTATGGCAAATATATATAATTATTTAATTAAAACAAACTTTATCGTCCTTTAATATCATATCTTTTTATAAACCCTGTTAAGTTTGTTAGCATTGGCTTTCTCTCTTTCTTTTTTAGGTTCATAATTATACATATCATAGAAGACACTGTTAAGTCATATTTAGTCCAATTCTCTGGCTCAAAATCTCTCCAATCTTCTAACAGCCTTTGGAACGGTTGGTCTTTATATGTTCCGTCCGCTTGCTGCCCAACTTCTTGTTTTACATAGGAAGAAAGGGCATTCACCATTTGTGTCCTTGTGTCCTCTCCCCTTGTTGATATTCCGAGTTCTTCTTTCTTCTCATTTAGTGGGTTGCGTTCTATATATCCAGCATATCCCCTTTTACTAAAATAGTTTATTATTTCGTATTTCTGATTTTCTGGAAGTATTTTACAAGAATAAAAAACACATTGCTTTATCATGTCCTCAAAGAAATCATTAGGGTCTTGCCTTCTTCCGTGATATTGCATTACAAATGTTCTGTTGGGGTATTTGCCTCCAGAAACAGTCATAACGTGACTACCTGCCATAGACATTCTTTTTTCGTCCTGCACTATTTTATGTGAGAAGGGGTCACAGCTACTAACAAATAAATCTATAGCTGGTGTTCTTGAATTTCCTGATGATGTAAATTTGTTTCTGTCTTCATCTTCTGGAAGCATAAACATTTCCCACATACCATCTTCTTTTGGTATCCACACCACTTCTGTATCTGGAACTCCGTGAAGCCAATCTAAATCACCTCTAACAGTTAGCTTTCTTAAACTCTCTACTTCTTCGTTAAATACAATGTGGTGGTTTATTCTATTTATGTCTAATGGGCTAACCACCTCAGCATACATAAACGCCTCTTTAGCATTCAATGGATATTTACGTATGAAGTGAATTAATGAATCTCCGCTCTTATTTTCTCTTAAATACATTAACACTTTACGTGCTGTTTCTTCATCTGAATAACCCCATCTATCTATTGTTGGCTTGTTTAGTTCTTTGGGAATACTACCGTCTTCTTTTGCACTATGTCTATACCCTCTTGTGGCTGGCTGAAAATATCTATAAAGACCAGACTTAGTTGTTCCGAAAGCATCCATTGTTTTAATGTCTGATTCTTTCCACAATGTTTCGTATTGCTTTAATGTCTTTCCTCCTAAGTTTTCAGCCGTTGAGGTGATGAGCATTTTACCTAAAGCTGTTGAGCCATCTGCTAACACCTCCCTAACGATGTTGTACAAGTCCATTATATTGCAGTTCTCCATTTTTGAAGCCTCGTCAATATACAGCCTCCATACACCCTCAGAGTCGTATGCGTTTTCTGTTGTACTTCTAAAGTCTATTTTACTTTCTAATGTGTCCTCATAGTTGAAATACTGAACCTTCGTACTTCTTCTACTTGGCTGTGTAAATTCTAACGCATCTTTAGGGTCTGAATTTCCTTTGTGTGCTGGATAGAAAAGCCAATGTCTATTTAGTTTCCTCCACATTTTCACCAAACGCTTAAAAATACTTCCTGCCATATTTGCGTTTTGTGCTTGTATTCCACATAACGCTTCTGGTATCATTGTGGCGTTGTTCATTAGGATTGACAAGCCCTTATAGGTTTTTCCAATTCTTCTGCTTGCGGTAAATATTATACCAAAACAACCGCTTGCCACCTCCGCTTGTCTCCAATATAAAAAGAAATCTCTATCAGCATCAACAAAGAATGGATGGTCGCTTACACGCCTTCTAATTCCTTTTATTGTTTTTACCACTGGGATTTTAGAAACATTCAAATAATACCAATGGTCGCCTGTTATGTATTCTAATTGGTCACGACAAAAAAAGAAATGCCCCTCTGTTCTTTTTGTCATTAACATAGGAATAAATACGTTCTGTTCGTATTCATCATCCATATCCTTGAAATAGGAATATATTACATCACCGTGTTCATCTAATTTAAACTCTACCTCTGGAATTTCTATTCTTGTGAACATTCTTTTATCAATAGGCTTTCCATACCCATCTATTTCTTCTATTGGTGGAGGTTCTGGAATACAGTTTATCTCTAATCCTTGTATTTCTCTTACACGCCTAAACTGCCTGTATGCATCGTGGCATTGTTTCTCGGCTTCTGTTAAATATTCTTTATTTCTTTTCTTCATCGCCTATCAAATCTAATATGCTCCTACCCTTCTTTTCTTTCTTCTCTTCTTTTTCTAAGGCAATAATTTTATTTTCTATGTCTTCGAGTTTGTCTAAATAATTACTCAAACTATCTAGAAACACTTTTAACCTATCCCACGTCTTATCTTTACTGTCGTCTATATTTGTCGTTAGAGAGTGGTTTTCTAAATAGACAACAATATCTTCAATTTGTTTTTTTTGTGCCCTGTAGCCTCTTAATTTTAAGCTATTAGACGATAATGCTAATATAGCAGAAATGTATTCTTCCTCTTTAAATCCTTTAAGCCTTTCTGTTGTTATCATTATCCATCATATTTGTTAAATTTCGTATTAGATTTCCTTCTGGTTTTAGATAGTGCGTTATCCCACCCACCATATTCACAATTACATTTTGAGTGCCTACACAAAAAGAAATAATGTTCTTTTTATGAAAGCATACTTCGCCTTGTGTTGTTGATGTTCCTTTAAACCATATCATATCTCTACGAACATTTGTCTGTTTCTAATTGCTTGAAATTTCTCTCCTTTTATTTCTATTTTAGAGTGTTGTTTTTTCTTGTAGAAATATTTGTACCCTTTTGGGTACGTTTTAGACTCAACCACCTCCCCAATAAACTTATCGTCTTTCACTGATTTTGGAATATATATCATTCCTGTTTTTTCATATTCTGTGCTTTCGTCTAATATTTTTATAATGTTAAAGTCATTGCACATTTCTTGTATGTTGTATTCGTTGTCTGCAATTGCCACGACATTTTCAGGGCTAATAAAAAATCTATTCAGCCTCTCTATCCAATAATCAGCATTTGCTGTTACATAAATGTATTGCCCTTCTTTTATAAAAGTTACAGAATTGGGAACAGCCTCTATTTTGAATAATTGTGGGATTTCTTTTTTTGTTGCCTCTAAGAATATATTTCCAGACATTTTAGGTTCTCTATAAACATTCGTGGCTATTATTCTGTTTATTGCTTTATATGTGTCATTCTCTTTAACAGCAAACACCTCTGAAGGTTTTACGCAGTAGCAAATGTTTCCGAAGTATTGTGTTGTTCTGTCTGAGGCGAAATGAGAGAATACAATTGTGTCACCTTCTTTTATGTCTGTGTTGGGGATTGAAACTCTTACAACTCCTTCTTGTGGCACTAAATCATAATCACTACCCACTCTTTCGTTGAATATTTCTATGTCGCCCACCTTTCTTGTAAATGGCTTGTCCAAATCCACATCTACAATGTAGTAGTTAATTGATTTCATTTAATTTAATTTACTACAAATATACGGAAAAATAGTTTAAATCAGTATATTCAACATTAAAACGTTGCATATACAATGGTTGGCAAAAATTTGAAATAAATGGAAATTAGAACAATGACATATATTGAAATTGATAATATGGAATGCCCTATGGGTGAAATTATTATAAAGGACAAAGAAATTGTTGACTTTATTCCTCACGAAAATTCCAAGTTGTTTAATGAATTTGACAGAACTATTCTACCAGTAGAAAGAGGAAATTACACTATAAAATATATTGACAAGTACCACGATGAGTTTAAATTATTTAATGCAGCCGTACTAATACCAAATAAAATAAAGCTATCATTTAAGTTATCAAAGATTGAAATGTTCAAACTAAAATGGATTGATGAAAAATATTGGATTCAAAAGGGAAATAACATGACATGGACTATAGGAATCGCTATAGGTACAGCATTAACTATTTATCAAATATTAAGGTAAAAAGCAAAGCAAGATAAACATATATTAAACCTGAACTAATCCAATAATCAAGTGACCAAAAATCTTCATTAGACTCTTTTTTAGACATATTAACTAAGTTTTAAATATTATGAAATACAAAGCAACATTGTGCTTGAGTAACTTAAACTCCTTCATTTCTGAACAAATAAACAGAGAGGCAATTGGTGGTTGGAAATTTATTTCAATGTCAACATACCAAGACAATGGAACTTGGAAAACTAATCTTGTTTATGGTCTTGATAATAAAGATTCATAGAAATATTATTTATCACCTCTGACCAAACTGCATTCATACAATGGTATGGTAGGTCTATGATTTGCTCTCTGATTTTTGACACCCTTTCTTCTAAATTTGGAATATCTTGTGGATTTGTAATTTGCATTTTAAATTAAATTAAAGCCCAACAAAAACATTTGCCAACAATCGTTAAAAAACATTGAAACGTTTTTTATCGGGTAACGTTAAACATTTTACAAAAATAATTAATAATTTGTATAATACAAAATGTTTTTGTATTTTTGTTTTGTGGTTAGGGGTCGCTCCTCTGTAATTAGGCTGTACTTGTGTGCCTCCCACATACTTTTAAACACAAGGATTTAAACACAAGAAAAATGGAAGATAATTTCAAAAGTCACTATGCGGTTATTACTGCTGAAATATTGTATTGCGAAAAACTAAATGCAAGACAAAAACTACTGTTTGCTGTTATTACAAATATGTCAAATCACAAGGGGTATTGTTTTGCCTCGAATAAGCATATTTCAGATATAACAGGAACTTCTACAAGAACAGTTCAACGTGATTTAACAGCCCTTGAGAATTTAGGTTTTATAGGTCGGATTGTTAAGGTGGATGCTAATGGAAATGTACTGTTTAGAGGGATACGCCCCATGACAGACGTGTCACCCCCCCATGACACCCATGTCACCACCCCCCATGACATGGGTGTCACTATAAAAACAAACTTCTCTAAAAACAAAAAGAAAAACAATTACAATAATGTTATTACAGATAAAGAAAATCAATTTAGGTTTTTTGATTGGGTGGAAAGAGACGGACTAAACAAAGTGTATAACAGCACAATGAGAAACATTGAAAATGGTAATTTTCCTCCAAGCACATTACTACCAAAACAACTACTCAAAATGTTGCTTGATTCTGGATGCGAAATAGACAAAGGTAGAGTGAAGCAGAAACATAAAACAACAGAAGATTATATGCGATTGTTGTACATACAACAATTGTAACAACAAATAAACAACATCAAAAAACAAATAAAAAATAGTTGTATCTTTGCATTGTAAATTTACAAAACAAAAAAAAATGAAAAAAATAATTACATTAATTGCAGTACTCTTTTTAGTTATAGGGGCAAATGCACAATCGAAGTTAATCAAGATAACTAACTTTGATACTGGAGATTCTTTAGTTATTTCCGAGGCAAGAATATTCAAAGGAACATCTTTAACAGACAGCACTTGTCTTGTTGAGTATTTAGGCTTTGGAGCAGAGAAAAAATCTGTAGTGGCAAATGTTTCTTTAGCCACAGTTAAAGCGGCAGCAACAGCAAAACAAATTGTTATTTATAACAATTCAGCAAACTTCATTAATAGGAGTTTTATATCAAATGCTAAAAATACTTCGGCTACAACATCAACGATGATATATTCATTTGACGGAAATCCTATTAGGGTTATTAATTTAGATTATTCAATAGATTCTCTATCAACATTAGTAAATCCATAACAGAAAAAGAGGTACATATCTATTTTACTAAAGGGGCTTAATTGCCCCTTTTTTTATGCAATAATTTAATTCGGTTACATTTTGTATCTTTGCAAGGAATATAACTGAAACAATGGCAAATACTTCAACTCCAATTAGCTTCCCTAATGACGCAGATTCAATGTCCAAGAAAAAGGGGAAGGAATGGAATCTACAGTTTCAAAGAGCAATATGGTCTAGCAGTGCATCGTCTTATGGATTTTTATTAGACGATTGGGTGAATAGAATTATAAACCTAAGAGTACAAGGACAAGGAAGCCCAGATATAGATAAGTTTAAAAACATATTAGCAAATGATGGTAATTCTGCTTTTATGAATTTGTCTTGGGATGTTTCCACCCCCATCCCAACAATAGTTGAAAACATAGTAGGTCAATACACAAATCAAGGATTTAGAGTTGATTTATTCGCATTAAACCCAGAGAGCAGAACAGAATACGATAAAAAGAAAAGGGAACTACAGCTAAATAAATTCTTAGCTACAAAAGCGGAAGAAATAAAAAAGCTAACAGGAAAAGCCCCAAAAATAAACGAGAAAGAATTATTTGAAAGTGATGAGGAAATAGAATTACATTTAGATTTAAATTGGAAGCAAGACGAATGTATTTCTATGGAGCAAGGTATTTCATTTGTCCACAATGCAAATGATGAAGAGGCGATAAAAGCATTACTAATTAGAGATTTGGTGGAGATAGGCATGGCTGCAAAAAGAACATATTTTGACGAAACCCTATCAATAAGAGAAAGATATGTAAACCCCCTAAATCTATTAACCTCGTACAGCGAAAAAGACGACTTCTCAGACATTAAATATGCTGGGGAGGAGATATTCTTCACAATAGATGATTTAGCCGTTATGACTGAATTTAAAGAGGAAGAATTACAAGAGATAGCAATGTCAAGTGCAAGCAAAAATGGAAACGGTGCTTGGAGTGCAGATTGGCAAAAAAAATATTACCCAGTTAATAGTGGAGTACAAAGACCTTATGGAGATTTCAAGGTGAGAGTATTAGACGCTGAGTATTATTCATACGATACATTACAATACGAAAAAATCCCCGCAAAAAAAGGAAATGGATATTATTTCCAAAAAGTGAAAGACGGGAAACCAAAAAGCACAAAAAACAAAATAGTATCAAAAAGAATTAAAACAATATACCACTCCAAATGGGTGATAGGAACTGATTTTATATTCGACTATGGGTTAAAAGAAAATATGATTAGAGAAAGGATAAAAGGTTCTTACTCTACAGACACCCCACTATCATTTTCTATTTATATGCCCAACAACAGGGATATGAAATGTAAAAGTTTGGTTGAGAAGATGATTCCTTATGCCAATGAAATATGTATAATGCAATTAAAGGCACAGCAGTTGATAGCTAAAATGAGACCGAATGGCGTAGCTGTTGATGTTGCTTCTATTGCAGGTGCTATTGCTGGATTGGGCGAAAAAGGATTTACACCAAGAGATTTACAGCTTTTATACGAACAAACAGGAAACTACTACTATTCTTCAATGACGGAAGATGGTAGGATGATGCATAATCAAACTCCCGTAAGAGAGCTTCCAGAATCATTAATGCAAGGATTGTCGCAAATTATAAATATGACAAACCATTATTTACAGCAACTAGAATTAGTTACTGGAGTTCCATTAAGTACAATAGGAAGTCCAGATAAGGATGCTCTTGTGGGAATAGAAAAAATGAAAACCATAAATAGAAATAACTCTATTAGGTTTATAGAGAGAGCATACAAAAACATTTTAGGAAGAACAAGTAAGATGGTGTCGTTAATGATACAAGACGCATTAAAACTTGGAAAAGGTGTGAGCGATTTTGATATGGCTATAGGAAGTGCTGCTACAGATACATTGAAGTTATCTGAAAAAATCTATTTAACAGAATACGGAATATTTATAAACATATTGCCTGATGCGGCTGAACAAGCTAAATTAGAACAACAGATATTACAATCCTTACAAGTAGGCACTATAAAACAAAGTGACGCTATGAAAGTAGCAAGAATAGGAAAGCAAAACATAGAGCTTGCTGAAAGATATATGGATTTGTATGAACGTAAATACGACAAACAAAAAGAACAACTAGCAGCTTCTGCATCACAAGCACAAGCACAGGCTCAAGCAGAAAGTGCCGCCTTAATAGAACAAGCAAAACAGCAAACAATAGCTTTAGAGTGGGATAGAAAAGATGGGCATTTAATGTTAGAGTATAAATTGAAAGCCAATCAATCAATGCAAGACCACGAAGAAGAAATGGATAAAGTGGAGGAACAAGGCGAGCAAAAAATAGAGCAAATAAAAACTGCTGTAGAATTGGCTGGAACACAAAACGGTGATAGCGGAGAAACAATAAAAGGTAAATTTCCATCAGCTACAGGCATAAAACAACCTCAAGTTCCGAGTGGTGGTGTTATGTAACAAAATGGTTAAATAATTTATTATTATCTTTGTAGTCAAATTTAATTAAATCAAGTCTTATGGAATTAGAAAATATTCCCTCATTAGAGGATATAACGATGGAGAACGGAAACATATCTTTCAAAACTCCTGAAAATAAAAAAGAAAATGATGAAAAAGTCGAGCTGCAAAACGAAGACAGGAATCAAGAAAATGAGCTACAAAATGCCAGTGAAGAAAATGGTACAGAGGGGCAAGAAAAAGAAATAAAGGCTGAAAAGCCTATTAAAGATAATAACAACAGTTCTTTGAATGAATTGGTTACTTCTGAAACATCAACAGAAGAACAACCTACAGAAACGGATTTTGAGGATTTATTCTCAAAGAGGATACAAGAAGAAGGCTACGCTAAAAGGGAAGAGATTGAAAAAGAACTTTCTGAGAAGCCTATCACTGACAACGACTTTATAAGCGAATTGCTGAAGTTGGATAAAGAAGGTGTAGACGTATCTAAATCGTTTTTAAAGGAATATTTAACAGACTATGATAAATATAATTCTGATAATGTTTCTGACGCTGTAGAGTTGGTTAAAAGGCAAATTATGGAAACCGAAGGCTTAGACGAATTAGATGCTAAGTTTGAGATTGAAGATAAGTATGCTGCACTGTTTGATGAGTATGATAAAGATTCGCCAGAATATGAGAGGGCAAAGCGCAGGCTTTCGATTGAGGCAAAGAAATATCTGAAATCAAAAAAGGAACAACAATCAAAACTATCCCTACCAGACCAAAGCAAATCTCGTCTGAATAAAGAAGAGGTGATAAACGAATTTATCCAAGAGGCTCAAAGCAAACAAGCAGAGCAACAAGAAACTCTAACTAAATTCCTCACTAACGCTTCAGACAGAATTGCAAGGAAAATAGAGAAAGTGAACATTGATATAGATGGAGAGTCATACGAGTACGAACCATCTCCCGAAGTAAAAAAGCAAGTGAAAGATGCAGTTCGGAACTACACATCATTTTTAGATAAGAATTTTATCAAAGACGGTAAGTTGGACGAAGATGCGCTTGGTAGTTTCTTTGCGGAGTTTTACGGTAAAAAAGAAGTAAACAAACTAATTAGAGGTCGTTCTAAGGCAGAAGGCAAAGAAGAATTAATTGAGAAGGATTTAAAAAACGCAACAAAATCCCCATCAATAACATCTAAATCAAGCATAGCCTCAGACGAGCAATTAGAAATAGGAAGACAGTTGTTAGGTAAAAATATATTCTAACAATAACAAACAAAAATAAAAATGGCAAATAATATTCAATCAAACACACCTTCAGCATTTTCGTTGTCGGCAACAAGCATGAATTATTTGACTTCAAGTCAATTAATTTCATCATACACCAAAGCAAAGGCTGAGGTTGACCCTAATATCGTTTATCGTTTCGGTAACGAAGATTTAGGAATTGAAGAAATCTTTATGAACTTAGGACAAACTTCTAAAAAAGGAGTTGAGTCAATTAGATTCGAGCATTACGAAAAAGATTACATTAGAGAATTGGTAAGAATTACCGCTTCAGCAGGAGGGGCAGCAACAGAAACGCTAACATTAAATGCTGCTGACGACTATCCTTATGGTAGCCCTAATTTCTATGCTGCACCAACATCAGATAATAAGTATGGTTCAAACGTAGACGCAGGAGATATTCTTCAAATGGGAAGTATTAAAGTAAGAGTAACATCTCTTGCAGTTCCACTAAGGACATCTAGTACAGTACAGTTTAATGTTGAAACAATTGGAGTTGATTCTAGTAATGTACAATTAACTATTCCAGCAGGAGTAACCACATTAGTAAACTTAGGTAATTCATTTGCTGAAGGAACTGACCAACCAGACGGAAGAGAAACAAGGTTGATTAAATATTCTAACGATATTCAAATCATTAAAAATTCTTACAAAGTAACTGGTTCAGCAATGGGTCAAAAATCTTGGGTGAAGGTTCAAGGTGGTTATAAGTGGTATTTAGAGGGTATCGCTGATACAAGAAAAATGCATTCTGGAAATATTGAGTTGAATGCTTTAGTTGGAGAGAAAGTTTCAGCTACTTCATCAGCTTTTAATAACTTAGGACAAATGGAGGGTATGATTCCTTCTATTAACACTTACGGTGTTGTTGAGGGTTATACTTCTGGTAGTCTTTCATTAGATGACTTTGCTAACGTAGCAGATGCTTTCGCTAAAAACAGAGGTTCAAAAGAGAATATGTTATTTTCTGGAATCGGTTTCAAAAGAGAAGTTTCTGACTTACTTAGAACTTCAGAAGGATTAAAAGCTGGTGGTGTACAATACGCTGGTTTAGGTGGTGAGCAAAGAGCAGTGAACTTAGGATTTGAGTCTTTCACTTACTCTGATTACACTTTCCACACTAAAACATTACAAGCGTTTAATGACCCTAAAACTTTAGCTGAAACCATTTACGCTAACTACGCAGTTATCGTACCAACAGGAAACACTACAGCGTTTGACTTCGGTAAAACAAAAGTGAACGTTCCTGCTATGCAAATGGTATATCAAGAAGTTGAGGGAGAAGAAAACGGATATGCTGAGTGGGTAACTGGTGCAGCAGGCGGTGTTTACACTAACGAAAATGACTCTATGAAAATCAACATGAGAACTAGAGCTAGTATCGAAATGTCAGGATTAGGAAGATTCGCTTTGATGACAGCCTAATACATTTTAACATACACAAACAATTAAGCCCTGCCTTTTGGTGGGGCTTTTTTGTAACTAAACGGTTAAATAATTATTTTGTATCTTTGTGCTTTAATTTTAAACTAATTTAATTATGTCAAAAAAGATTACATTCGTTATTTCTGAAAGAGCAAACAGAGATACATTCGAGAAGGGCTACAACGCCCAGTGGAACATCCCCGCATTAATTCAAGCAAAAGATACAAGAAAAGGCAGAAGTGGAAAGTCTTATTTAAGGTATATTGACTACGAGCAAGAAATTTGGGCTGACAGTCAAAATACAGAATTTGATTTAATGAAGCACAAATACGGAAATGCCGTAAGATTGATTAAGCCTTCTTTTGTTGGTGGATTTTTACAAGTGGATGAAGACGACAAAACATTATTAGAATTTCTAAGAAAACATCCATATAACATAAAAAATTCAGACGCTAACGGATATAAAGGAAAAAAATTCTTTGAAATAAACAACGAGGAAATAGCTAAACAAAACTTAGAAAGTGCAAGAGATGAGTTTACATTAATGAAAGCTATTTTTGAAATGCCCTTAGAGGAGTTAAAAACAACAGCATTAATAACAGGAGTTTTAAATTCAAGGGATATGTTTGCCAAAACGTCTGACGAATTAAGAAATGATTTGTTGGTGTTAGCAAGAAGAGACCCCGAAGATTTCTATGACGCTATTAATGACGAGTTATCTGATTATAAGAAATTGATATTTGAAGCTATTTCTTTAAGGATATTAATTCAAGATGGTAGAAATTCAATAGAATATGCTAATGGAAATAGATTTGTTTCTGTTACGGTTGGTGAAGATGTTATAGAAGCTGGTGCTGAAAAGCTGTCAGACAAAAGTAACATTGATGTATTGAATATGCTAAAGAGAAGAATAAGACAAGCAAAAGGTGAAGATGTTGTAGCTACAAATAATGAGGAACTAACAGAGAAAGTTGGCGAAATTAAAAAGAAAAAAGCCATACAATCAGCACCTAATGTAAATGCAGCAGAGGTAGAAAACTTAACAATAGAAAGTTTAGTTGATTTATCCGCAGATGCAGGGTTGTTTATTTCTAAATCCCCATACTACAATTTAGTGACAAACGAGGGAGAAGTGAAATTATATTTAGGTAGTGGTAAAAGTAAATGGAAAAATGCCGCCGTAGAATACTTAGAACAAAACGAAGAAATATTAGAACTTTTAAAAACTAAATATTTCTTGCATAAACAAAATGCATAACAAAAGAAAGCCTCTAAGAAATTAGGGGCTTTTTTGTTTTATAACGCTAATTCTAAATTTTGTATCTTTGCAAGTAAAGTAAACTACAACTAATGGCATTAGCAGACATAACACCAAAGTTAAATATTGACATTGATTTAACACAAAACACACCAAGATTTACGTTCCAAGATGCAACAGATTACACGGCAGAAAGTGTGACAATAGGTGATGTTCAAGGGAACATTAAACTTATTGTAAATGGCGCAACAACCCCCACTTATGATAATATAGATGATTGGGCATCACCAGATATTGATGGTAGTGATAGTGGTCAAACAAACGAAGACTTAACAAGATTTAGAACACAAGCATCATATATCTCTGCGCCATTAGATAGTAATGATGAACTTGTTAGTGGGCTTTATGCGTTTACATATCAAGTGAGTGATGATAGCGGTGTAACTACAGTAGTAACAACTGTAACATACGACATACAATATGATAAGGTGACAGGAGATATTGATTATACAATCAACCTTAATCCACTTTCACCAAGTTTAAAAATAGAAGATACGACAAGCTACGCTGTTGATAGTGTAACACCAACAAATAACAGAGCATTAACATTATACTACCCACCTAATTCAGCATTAGGAGGAAGCACAACCACCACTTCAGCAAGTTTAACTGTAACATCTTTTAATGTAGGAGTGCAAAGTGCAAAGTTGGTGAACAATGTTTCATACGATTTTAGTAGCAAAATATCAACTTCGGCAGCCACTACAATACCAAGTGTATTAAGTAGGGTTGTAAATGAGTTGGTAAGTTCAATATCAACTAACAGTTCAGATGCAACAAAC